CAGACATTGTTGCGCTGCTAGTAAACAAAGCAATTTTAAATGTATTGCCTGTTCCTGTAGTGGTTGTAGTACCACCACCAGATCCATTGTGAAAGTTATGAATTCCTTGCAACAACTCGGATTTAAACGAGGTCGTCACAGCTTGGGTAATCGCCATTATAGTCTCCTTAGAATGTCAGCCATGTCTTTATGACCGTTTAACTCAAGTTGAGCAATTAAAGTTGTTCTATCGCTTTTTACAGCTTCATCCATGTAGTACTTAACTGCATGAAATACTTGATCCTTAAAAGCCTCCGCCTGCTCTTGTATTATCGGGTGACTATTGCCCCCAACAGAAACAATCGTATTTGTCGCTCTTTGCGCCCAATGCTCAACGGGCAACCCTGCGTTGTTAGTAGTAATTACATCAACGCTTCCAACACCACTAGTACCAACTTCAATCATTATTGCCTTGCCTGTCTAATAGATCCTGATCTGTAGCTATCAGTAGTATCGTAACCTTCGCCAATATTCTTAAGATCAGCCAAAGCTTCGTTATATCTTGTCATGTAAATATTTAACATATCAGCATCACCCTTAAGGAATGTGTATGCTTCAACCAATGAGCCATAAAGCAATGCGCTCTCAGCATTTGTGCCAAGCCAACTTGTTCCATCGCTTGATGCTGTAATAGATTCTGGCTTATAAAAATAATGAAGCTCTGCGGTTAAATTAGAGCTAGGCGTTGGCCCAAGTATAAAAGTATTTTCATCAAACACTGCGTAGTACTTAGGGACTCCTTCCGTTGTTGCCACTGGATAAGCTTCTCTAATAAAATTTACATCCTTAAAAAGTAAATATTCATATCCACTATTATCAACAGCAAGAGAATATGGAGCTAAAAAATCAGAAGGCATGGTTAAATATGGAGTGCCGTCTGTAGTTGTTCCAGTAACATTTTTTCTAAAGTCAGGAAGCTGAACTGAATTTAATATTCTGTCCTCAGCTTGAGTAATAATTATTGATAAATTATTAACAAATGTTGTTTCTGTTGTTTCAAGGTAATCTTGAATCGCATTCTTTAATGTAGTAAATGTCCACGCCATTAGCTTGTAGTCACTGTAACTTGCCCAACTTCAGCCTCTATATCCAAACCAACCGTCCTGCTTCCAAGAGAGGTAACACCCCCTCCAACAGGATCAAATGCAAAAAACTTTCTGCTTTCGACTAATCCAGCGGTATCAGGTCTTGGGTTTCTTAAAGCCATAGGGTCGTTTAAGCTTAGCTTTCCTAGCTGAAGCTGAGGTTGATCTGGGTCAACAACATCTTTTCCAACCCTAAGTCCAGTTGGCCTTTGATTAACTATTTGAGGAACCAGATCTTTTATGGGATATCTAAATCCAGTTCTATCACAATACCCAAAAGCATATTTTCCAGCAGCATAACTCATACTTGAGAATAACCTCCCGGTGATAATTGCAATGAAGCTTTTTCTCTATCTGCATCAGCAGCTAAATTCCATTGTTCTTCGTAATCCGTCTTTAACATAATCGATCTATCTGCTTGACCGCCAAGCTTTAAACTTAACTTATAAGCCAAACCAGAAACAAGACAAGGAAGAAACCTTGAAGGAATATCCATATTGTTTGACCCTGGTTTTCCTGTATCTTCAACTCTCTGTAAAAAATAATACCCAAGAGTATAGGTTGCCGCACTGTCAGGAACAGGCCACAGATTAATAGATATAGCAGCAGGGTCTTTTTCAACCCAATACTGAAGAGGTTTTGCTTGAGTAAGCTTATTTGAAAGATGAGCGTATTGACTTACAGAAACCCTAGTTAACGCTTGATCAAACTGCTTGCTGGCATCTCCAGAATCAGTCCTAATCCAAGCTTCAACTATATCCAGCTCATCAGCATCAAGAGTATATCTTGAGGTTCCGGCAGTTAATGCTTGGCTGCCCTCTTGAATAGTCCAGAGATTTAAGCCCCTGTTTTGCCATTCAAGCATTAAAAGATCTATGCTTCTTCGCGCAGTCCTGTAGTCGTAACCGCTGCGAAGCTCCATGCCAGCACGTTCAAACGCTTCCTCTATAGCATCTCCAAGGTCTAAATTAAAAGTGTATGTGCCGCTAGTCGCCACTAAATAATTCTTCCTCTAGTCTTTCCCTTTCTGGCTCGACCATCTATATTTTTCTTAACTCTTCCGCCAGACTTCATAGCAATTGAATCATAAATATTGACTCCAGACTGACTTGCCGCTTGATTTGCAGAGGCTATTTGACTTCTTATATTTGCCATTTCTTCCGCTTTAGCTTCAGCAGCTTCTTTGCTTTCTCTTCTTTGTTTTTGTTTGTCAAAAATTTTTCTACCAAAAACACCCAGAAGATTTCTATATGGGCCTGAACCTGTAGCAATCCCATAGGCAGGGCTTAGTGACGATAAAATTTTATCCGGCATACTATTTTCTCCTTTTCTTTGTGTTAGAAACTTTTCGTTGTTTCTTTTTGGATGGAGCGTTTTTTACTTGCTTACCTGTTTGAGGTCTAGCTATCGCCATTACTTTGACTTTGCTGGAGCTTTTCTTTTTTTCGGAGCTGATTTAGTCTCTGAATCTTTCTTAGCCGCCTTCGTTTCCGCTTCTTTCTTTGCTGGCTTGTCAGCACTTTTTGAAAGCTCCTTTAGCTTAGCTTCTGCTTCAGGCTTACGCATTGGATCGTAAACAACAATGTCATACTCGCCATCAGCAGTTTGACCGCTACCATCTTTATTTTTTGTTCCAATCTGGTAAACCTCTTCGCCATCAGAAAAGTTACCATTAACAAACATTTCAAGTTTAGCCATATCGTTTCCTTACTTGCATGACAATTACATATACATCACCACTAGAATGACCAACAGTTGTAAATTGAATATCACCTGTTGTTCCAGAGGCTTCTGTATCTGGAATTCCAAAGTCTGAAAAGTCTAATGTGTCAGCCCAATCAGCAGCCAACTGCCAAGCCAGAACATCTGTCGTTGCGTCAAAAAATATCTTTACCCCCATCCCTATGGTTTGGTAATAAATTTTTTCAATAACAACAGACGAGCAAGCTTTGTTTGTCATTGGGTCATTTGACAAAGCAGACACATCTATCTTGGTAACAGCAGATTCGCCAGTTCCATCACTTACATTTGTAAAACGAAAGATGGCGGTTTTCGCGCCATCCTGTATCGTTTGAGTCGCTACTGCGTCAGCCATAATTGACTCCTATTATTGATCAGCAAATGCAGGAGCAG